GTCACACTCAGATTGGTTTTGAATAGAACCCCTTGTTCAGCAATATTCATTGCCACGTCTGATGTACCACCAACAACAGCTACATTGAACTTTGCAGTTCCACCATCGCTGAATGTTACTGTGCCATCACTGCCAGTTGCACCTGTACCAATAATAAACCCTTTGAGACGAGCTCTTGAGGCATTGATTACAGTAGTAGCACCAGCTGCTGCACCTTTAACGCTTACATCACTATCGTAGGCCATGTTCTACTCCTTAGTCTGCAAAGTTTGCTGCGTTAGCAAGTAATAGATAATATGTTTCGCTTCCAATCTTTACTTTTAGTCCATGAGTAATCTCATCAACATTTCCAATTGAACCGTTGCTAGCGAATGCTTTACTTGAACCTGCAGTTAGACCAGCAATGTTCATAACAAAACCATTATCATCAAAAGTAGATGCGTCATCTCCGTTTACAGATGTGTAAAATAAAGATGTTGCAGTTCCTGTTGATGCACCAGATGGCATGTTAAGTTCAACCTCAACAGGAGCATAAGTACCAGAAGATGTTCCCGCAGACATTGTCATTTCCATAACTGCTGCTGAACCTAAACCAGTTGTGCTACCTGAAGCTCCATAAACTGTGATTGCCTTTAATGCGTTAGAATAAGAACCAAGAGCTGCGTCTGCATTTAACTGAAATCTTGAACGACCAGCTAAACCACCCGCACCTGTCATTGTATTTTCTACAACGACTGGTTCAATGTTTGTACCACCAGTTGATGCACTGGAGTAAGTTAGATCAATGCTTCCATCAGATGCAATGTCTAAAGATGTAGTGTAAACTCCTGTTGATGATTTATCAACAACTTCAAATCCACCTTCGGATCTGACTGGACCACTAAATGTTGTGTTTGCCATAGTAAACCTCCTAGGTTATATAGACCAGCCACATAATCTCTATACCGTCTGCTAGCTCAGTTTATGCGACTTATTTTGCTAGACTTTCAATATGACATAAAAAAAGGGCGCAGTCAAAGACATACGCCCTTCTTGTTTAGTTAATTATTTATTATGCAGCACCTGAAGTACCAAAAATACCTCTAGGATCGGAGAAACCGAATGAGTATCTCTCTCTAGCTTTGTATCTTACGTTACCAGTATCAAAATCACCTTCCATGTTTGTGGACATAGGTGTTCTAACAAAGTGCTTCAGACCATTTGGTGCATCAGTCTTAATGTAGAATGCGCCAGTGTCAGTTAAGAAGTGGTTTACCACATAACCTTCAGGAATCATTCCCATGTTTCTGATAGCATTAATGTCGTTGTCTGCTGTTCCAGTTCTTAAAACAGAATTCATTAATCTGTCTGCGGTAAACTGTAATTCTTTTGGAATTATCATTTTTCTACCTTGAACTGCGATCTTCAGACCACGCTCATCAACAAATGCAGCAATGTCAATTAAAGATTGCTCAAGTGATGTTTCATTTAAGTCAGCATCAGTTGCTAATCTGTTAGAGAAAGTACCACCAACTGCAAGTGGGTGTTGAGTGTTAATAAGTGAAACACCATCACCACCTGGGTTAGTACCTGCTAAACCAGCATCAGCAAAAGCTGTGTTTAAAACATCTGCGCCTTTAACTTGCTTTGTGTTTGCCATTGATCTTGCAAGAGCTTTTGTATAACGAGAAGAAAGCTGATCATAAAGATTATCTTCGATCGCTTCTTCAGTAATTGAAAAGCCTAATGCAATTGTATCGTGTGTGTAACGTGAAGTATAAGCTTCAGTTGCTGTATCGTAAGAGATACCAGCACCTTCAGATTTTACTGGAGCAGATCCAAAACCTGATAGCATTACCTCTTCTTCGAATGCTCTGTCAGATGACTCTTGATCGAAGATTTCAGTGTGCTCTTGCTCATACCTTGAGTATTCCATTCCAAACAGTGCGTTTAGACCTGGTTCTAACTCTTTAACGAGTTGACTTCTTGATATAGCCATGGTTTATACCCCTGCCTTTCCACCAGTGTAATAGTGAAGGTTTGGTTTTACGATCAAATTACCGTTAGCTGCAGATGTATCATCGTTATCTGGATCTTTTGAAAGACCTACGATAATCCATGTTGAGCTAGCATTTGATGCAAAAGTATTTACTTCAGCTTTAGATATACCTGATTTTGTGCTACCTGCAGTGTAAGAAGTTTCTGCGTTCTCACCTACATTAGCAGCTGTTATTGTTCCATTTGCTTGAACTTCAAACAATTGGTTTGGGTCATCAATGATATTAGCTACGATATCTGAAGCAGCTACGTTCCCTGGATAGTAATTACTGAAAGTTGGTTTTTGTGTTGTTGGGTCTGTATAGAAACAACCGTTAAAAATACCAACAATAGTATCACCAGCAGAGGAAGCAACTTGCACAGAACCAGTGTTAGCTAATAAAACTGGATCACCTTGGAAGATAGCTGAGCTCTCACCATTAGCAATAGCATATTCAGTTTGCCCTTGGTTTGATACACCGCCACCCACTTTTTGTACGGGTTTAAACCCGAATGGTGCGTCTACGTTTGCCATAATATTACTCCTTTGTAATACGTGTTAATATTGGTCGTTTAACAAACCGTGCCGATTACGACTTGTTTCCTGAACCAAAAGTTACTTTGGTTTGCCTTTGGGGTTTACTGATCGGCATCCTTGGATCCTCGATCTTCAGTAGATCATTGTCGACAGCCTGTTTTTGGCCCTCAGTCAAGCTTCTGTAATAAGCATTACGCTCTTCAATTGTCTCTACTGGCATGCGAGCTAACAGTAACCCACCTACCCCTATCACACCAGCGTGTTTACCATCTTCGATAGTAGGAAGTTCCCAGTCAGGATACTCGTCGGCTCGGACTAATTCCCAACCTTCTCGTATTTTTCCACTGATGTTTTTATAATCATCAAATCCTCTGACTGATTCCCTGATCCATCGATGTTTGTAACCATCTGGAGCTGGGGGTGCATCCAATGCAGACGGTCTAGTCCAACCTTTTTTACGAGCTGTCTTTTCCCTAGTCTCACTGGATCTTAGCGTTTTATTTACCATATTGTCTCCAATCTATAGATATTTTGCGTATTCTTCAAGAGGTACTCCTAATTTTTTTGCAATTGCAACTTGACTAGGAGTGAGAGTAACTTTTCTCTTAGAACCACTTGATTTACCTGTTCGAGAAGCTCCAGCCACTGTTTGTGGTGCTTTTTCTTTTGCTTCTGCTTGTTGATTTTGAAATTTATTCGGAAACTGATTCTTCATATAAGAATTAATTTCTTCATAGTATTCATCACTTTTAGGATCAAAACCTTCTCTTAAAAGTTTTTTATGATGTGCTAAAGCAGTAAATGTCATGGCTTCATCTTGTCCAAACCATTTATTATCTTCTGCCCATTGTTCTGCTCTAGGATCAGGTTGTCTTTGAGCAGGTTCTTTAGCTCGAGGTCTTTCAGCCATTAATCCTTCTTGTTGTTTTAATAACTGTTCTCTTTGTTGTTTAGAAGCAATTGCTCTTTCCTCTTCAATCGCTAATCTTGTTAAGGCTCTTTGAGCATCAACTTGAGCGTTCACATCATTGTTATACAAAGCATCTTGATAAGCTTTTTTAGCTTGTTCAATCTGAGACTTAACTCTTGTTTCATACTCTGTAAGATAGTTTTCATCTAAAGACTTAATTTTATTTTCATACTCAGTGTATTTTTTCTTTGCACTTTCAGCAAAGCGAAGAGCTTCTTGTTCTCTTTGTTCCGTCTTTTCGATCCTATCTAAAAGTTTCTTGATTCTTCGTTGAACGTTTTTAGAGTATTTATCTAAACCGTCTTCTTTAGAATCATCATTAGAGTCGTCGTTGGAATCTTCGTTAGAAGAAGTATCTGTTTGAGAAGTAGCTTCTTTTTCTTCGACTTTACTATCTTCAGTAGATTTATCTTCTTCTTGAAGTTCAACCTCTTGACCTTCTCCAGTAGTGTCAAGGTCTACCATTTTTTCGTCAGCCATATTTATCTCCTTAGTAAATTGTTAGTACGTCTTTTGGGTCTTTCAATTTAGCTAAAATTTCATCGTCAT